CTTGCTCTCTTACCATCATGGAAGTGAGCATGTGGTTGGAAAGCAGTTGACAATACTTCAGATTCTTCTGTATAGTTACCAGTAGATCTTGTAAATCCTGGTTGACCAGTAATTGTTAGAGACTGAGATGGAATGAAGAAATTTCCTTGATATTGAACTTCAAATACTGAACCAATGTTTGAACTAACTTCTAGTCCAACACCAGATTTGGTGATAGTTTGACCAGAATCATTCTGTAAGTAAGTATCAACATAATCACCTAAGTTTGCAGAGTTTGATGCTCTGATACTCTTGGCACCTAGATCAGGGACCTGAAATTGATTAGATAACAAATCAGTATCAGGTTTTTTATACCTACAGCTAGTGCCAACTCCCAAAACTTCTGCTAACTGTGGAAAAACTTCTGCTTGATATACAGAACCATCACATCTAAGATAACCTGCTGGTAGATCTGCCAGAGTGTTAGGATCTTCTGGATCAGTTGATGTTAATTGGTCTGACCAATTAATAATAGATCCAGTTAGTGTTCCTAACTTTGCTTTTTCTCTGCTATAAAATACTGCCATATTAATATGCTCTGATAATATACAGTACAGTTAGGGATGGTGTATTAGGATTAATCTGTACGCTCAATCCTCTGTCAACATTGATAGGTTCAACATTTCCAGTCGTCATATTATTTATCAGAATAGTACCAGGCAAATCCATCTGTCCCTTAGTCATTGTTAAATCAACAGTAAAGTGATTATGAGATCCAAGCGAGTTAGATGTAAATGCATCAGCACCATGATTCAATGTAACTGGGTAAGGAGTATCTCTACCTTCACCAATAGCACCATAATAATCTTCCTCATCTGTATCAACACCAGATCCACCACCAGTAGGACCAGAGAAAATTGTATCAACTCTAAACAATTCTGTACTAATAGCAGGACTAAATGGACTAAACTGAGCTGTTGGGAAAGTTAGTGTGTTGCCAGTATTATAACCTTCTCCTTGATTATTAATAGTATTAATCTTGTATCTAGTATTGATAGGACTACCACCATTCACGACAATACCATCCAATCTAATTGATTGTGGAGTGAATGAATAATTGCCAAGACCAAGATTAATTCTTCTAGATGTATTAAATGAGAAATTTAATATATCTCCAACTGAATATCCTGTTCCAGCTTCAATAACAGATTCAACTCTCAATCTACTATTATATGGATAAGATTGACCAGAAGATACTTGTCCAATTTTTAGGATACCAAATGGACCCATTGATTGCATAGAAGTATTAGGAAGTCCTAGTGCAAGTCTTCTATCAGTATTAAAGTAACACTGTAGCTCTGCTCCAGCAGTAAATCCAGTACCAGGATCTACAACTTCTAATAATTTCCACCTTGAGTTGGGAGGATAAGCAGGATTATTACCTGAACCTCTTACTGGTTCAAGTCTAATTCTAACTTCAGCACCAACACCATTACCATCAGATGATACTAATGTACCATCACTAGTCTTACAAGTAGCAACTAAAAAGTCACCAAAACCATTCCAATATTGTGCAGCAGAACCATCAAGAGAATAGAACCAATCATTATTACCCATGTTGTTACTGTTGTACCAACCATCAGGTCCTGGTCCATTTGTCCAAGCGGGATCATTTTCAACAGAATCAATTTCATTATGATAACCTTGTAATGTAGCAACATCAATTGCTGCACCTGAAATGAATGGTTGTGGCCATGCTTCACATCTAATTCTCAAAACCATACCAGTTCCAGAACCACCAGTCATGGTAAATTCTTCTTCTACAAAATCACTTCCATCATTCCAAAGCTGAGCATTTGCTCCATCATTATTATACGCCCATCTATTAATAGCAGCAGCGTAATATCCAGAACTAGTTACTTCACTGTTTGGGTTTGGTACTTCTGAATTACCGAGACTATCCTCGTAAATCGCAAAGTCACCTTGAGCGGCAGAGAATCCACCTGTTGCTAATGCAGGATCAGGCCATGGTTCAAATGTAGCGTTGACAATTATCCCAGTACCATCACCACCAGATAATGGGAAGTTATTAACTATTTGGTCATCCATGGAATTCCATCCCATAGATCCAGAAAGGTATGTCCACTCTCCCACGCTCTTTGAATAAAATCCAGAAGATACAGTAAGATCTTCTTTCAATAGGAACGCATTTGTTGCACCTGCAGGAGGTACAAAGGTTACACCCTCTCCTCTTCTAGGACCAGGAACATCACTAGATTGATAGTAATTTCTTTGTCCCAAATAGATTCCTGGTGGTGGGAATGGAGCAGTAACTGCTGGTTGTTGTACGTTTGTAATACAGCTATTATCATCTTGATATTCAACAGTATTAGCATACTGTGCTACAGTTCTGTTTACTGTTGGTACAATAGGAATAACATCAGAATCATCAGAATAGTTTCTGAATGTAGACATCGTTGGAAGACTATTTGCCTGAGGATCATATGCCGTCCATGTCAATGTTCCAGGATTAAATCTATCTGCTTGTGATTCTTGAGGGTTTAAACCAATATCACCACCAGTAGTGAATTCACTATCTTGTACATCAAATAAACCTGCTTCAAACAATCCGAGATAACCACCACCTAGTTCTACAGATGGATAGAAACCATCAGTAGGTTTAGAGTGTGTATGAGATGCAGTGTGTTCTACACCTAATTTTCTAGGAATAATTCTAAGAGTATCAAAGTATGCTGGTTCTTCAAAGTCAATACCTTTGATTTTTCCTGCCAGTTCACTACTAACATCAACACTGAAGTTAATGTCAATATAAGATAGAACATTAGTTAATGGTTGTTGTGCAGAATCAACACCATTTAAAGAAACATATTGTCCAACGACAAATGCTTCTGCAGGAGTTAATGCAGAACTCTCCAAGTCAATCAAAGATACTTCACTGAGTGTTGGTAGATTAAACACATCATCATCATTGTATACTGGATAGCTATTAGAAATGCCAATAAAGGGTTGTCCTGGTTCATTAAATGGACCATATAAATTTCCAACTACCTGTGCAAGTAGAGGATAATCTCTTGCTCTTAGTTGCTGTCCCCTTAATACAACCCACCCCTTAGGGATTGCATCAGGGACAAGAGAGGATGTACTAGAGCTACCAGTCCATGGCATGATTGTGCCGATAGGACTGATTTTTTGTGCTTTGATTCTGTTGTAACTTGCCATCTTTTTTTATCAGACCTCCATTAGCCACCAACCTTGTACACTGGTTGGAATTCCGATTTGATTATTACTATCAGTAGAACCGAGATAGATCAAAGCAAATGCTGCATTTGCTGTTTGTACAACGAGTTCACCAGAAGGATATGGTGTAATTCTATCGCCAAACAGTGTACCTGTAGAATCTCCTTGAATTGGAGTTCCACTGGTTTCAGGGGTTCTAATAACAAGTGTGGTATCATATTTAAGATTGCCACCAACGTCAATCAATCTAACAACATCGCCAGTTTTTGCTCCATCTGGTAAAGTTACAATCAAGGTTTGTGTTGATTGAATATTTGCCATGTAAACAATATTTGGAACCAGAGTTAGATCTGCTTCAGGTGATGCAGCAGAAATATATCTGGTGTGTCTTGCACCATTGCTAGTGTAGTAGTTATTAATACCAAAGGCATCAATAGAACGATCTTGCTTGACTTCAAATTGATCTGCACCATTAACTCCAAGATTTTGTACAGAGAATACATTTGTCTCGGTAGGTGTAGTAGTCGATACCCCCGTAATAGTTAGGGAAGTTTTAACTGTGCCATTTCCAAGGTTATCAATAGAGAACGATGGAGTACAATCTAGTGATTGAATAACGTTTTCTGGACAAGATGATGGATATAAGAAGAAGTCACCTCTAGCAACAACACCAGCATCCCAGTTAAGTAAACCTTGGTGATCAGCATGACCATCATCGTTGGTTAACTTGAATAGTTCAGTCTGTCTAACAGAATCATAGATGATAAAGTCACCGCCACCCAACGTTAGATTGTTGGTAACGTGTAGACTACCTTGTCTATAAGACTTGGCACCATCACCAAGTTGTTCATTCATCACAGTTGTGTGAATCTTTCCATCCAATCTACCGTTTACAACAGCTAGAACCTCTTCACTGTTAGACTTATTACTAAATCTTATCCATTGCTTATAATCTAGTTTCTGTTGTACAATGTATCCTCTCTCAATAATTACAGAGAGATAATCAACAGGAGCTCCGCCAGACTGTCTTTGTCTGATCTCAGCATCATTAACACGAGACCAATCTTTATGTTTGATGAGTCTTCTTACAGAATCACCAACGTTGTGAGTCATCTCAACTGTTCCTTCCTGAGCACGTTTTGCGATTAGAGTAGGAATTGCACCAGTGATAACACCATCAATCTCAAGGAATTCAAGTTGTCCAGAAGTAGCGAAGGAAGCAGTAGGACCAATAGCAATTAGATCACCAACAACGAATGCACCAGAACCTTCACCAAGACTTTGTACAGGAATCTGTAGTAGTGTTGCATCATTTCCAGTTGCAGTTGCTGCAGAAATAGTAGTTGAAGGACCATTTGACTGAATAGTCTGTGGATCAACATAGTAACTGTAAGCAACTACATCATCTAGATCAACTACACTCTCAAGAGAAGCAGTAGTAGTATAAGAAGAATTGCTAGACCATGCTATTCCTACATCAAGTCTGCCAACGTAAGATCCAATATCAGTAGTTCCAGAACAAGAGTTAATTTCAAACGTTCTATTTTCACCACCATCTTTGACAGTAAAGAGTTCATCTCTCTCTGCCTTCATGCTTATACCAGTAGCAGAAGAACCACCAATGAATGATTGATTTAGATAGATAGCACCACCAAAGATGAAATCAACTTTGGTATCTTGTAAAGTCTTAACAGGACAGGAGTCTGTAAGAATCTTCAGAGAATCGCCTGGTTTAATGTCTGCGAGTGTCTTATTAGCAGTTGTAATAGTAACGTTAGAAATAACTCTAGAACGAGATTCAATATTACCAGTAAACTCAACTTGATTTAGAGTGCCACAACCACCATCAAATGCTAAGCTAGAGTTGATAGTAAGAACAGATCCAGGAATATTTGGATTACCAATCTGTACCTCACCAGTTACAGAGTTGACTACGAATACATCCTCATCAGGATCACTACAGTTAGAAACTCTAAACTTCTGAACTTGCTGATCTAATGGAGAAACAACCTTGACATATTCTGGGACTTTAGGAGAGTCATCTCTATCAACTATAACGTAATCGTTATTAGTAAGTGACCCACCAAACTCAGAGAGATATACATTGTCAGTTGCACTACTATCGCTATCAAGTGCTTGCTCAGTCCATGTAGCATCAAACTGTACATTAACCTTAAAGATAGGAGTTGTATCAGCATGATTTTCTAGGATACCGCCAAATGCACCGAATGGACGACGCTTAACCTTAACATAGTAAGGAGCAGCGTTGATTCTAGTTAGTTCTACAATCTGTAGAATTTCTGGGTGACTGGTTGCAGAAGAACCAGATCCAACAACAGCACTATTAATAATGATATAATCATTAGTTCCAAAGTATGGATCACCATTTGCTTTGACTGGTTGATTCTTAAGTGGTAGATAGAACTGATCACCAGATAGAGCGGATAGATCTGTTGGTTCAATTACACCACCGATGTTTACTGCCTGCTGATAAGCTGCACCACCCCAAGTTCCACTACCTGCGGTATCAACTTGGTTATATCCTTCCTCTGTAGTTCCTACAACTAATATGTTGAGGATATCAATATTCTTATTAAAGAGAGTATCACTTAAGATTCCATCTTCGTGTGCGCTAATATCTGTGCCAAGTTGTGCTCTACCACCTTCAAATGCGAAGGAGGCAACACCACCACACATATGCATATCACCAAGGAACTTAGCAGATGCAACAACCTCTAGTTGGTTGTTAATCGTAGTCTTACCACCTTGACCTGCGATGTTAATCTCAGATGCATTTAGTGCGAAGTTAAGGATCGAAGGACCACCAGAGTTAGAGAAGAATTCAACTTGTGATGCTTGAGACTTAAGTTCAACAGTCTCACCAATTCCTCTACGGAATCCGAGCCACATATCACCATCAACTCTGAAGTTTCTGGTATTGATCTTGGTGTAAGATAGATCTTCATTAGAGTTGAGATATGCACCACCAATTTCTACCTTGGAGATACCAACACCAGAGCTATCAGGTGTAGCACCCAACCAGATGTTGCTATGTGCAGATCCTCTACCGATGTTAATGAATTGATCATCAACACTATCATTCAACATGTTGAGATAAGTAACTTCGCTACCGAAGTTGACTGTTCCAGTAAATGTGGTATCATCAATTAGATTAAATGTGCCAGTTGTCTGAGAAGTTCTAATCTCAGCAATTACACCATCATCACCATTGACTTCAATATCATGTTCAAAGCGAACATCATCAGTAAATCTAGATGTGCCGTCAACAACCAGAGCTCTGTCTAGTTGAGAGTTATCTACATTAATACCAACACGACCACTATTTGTAGTAGCAACACGTAAGACTGCCTCATCATTAGGAGCAGAACTATCACCACCAACTAACAGTGCATTGTCGATTGCTGTCTTGTCACGATCAGCGAAGTTAGTGTGATCTAAGAAGTCACCTGTAATTCTACCGCTAATGAATGTGTTACCAACAACATCAAGGTTTGCACGAGGATCAGTTGTTAGAGTATCAACCCATGCATTTGTATATGCACTATGTGGAGCACGAGCAACAGTGTTGATGCCTAGCTTGTACTCACCAATAGTCTCAGTTTCAGTTCTCAGTGCTTCAGCACCTAGAACACCAACTTCCTTGAAGTTAGCATTAGAGAACTCAATAGTTGGTTGATCTGCACCTGCTGAAGTTCCAGCAATAATATTTTCCCATGGTTCAGTTGCCTGTGGGATCTGATCAATAACTTGGAAGTGACAGTAGTTATTGCTTGGAGAGAATGCATCGCCTGGTTTAGCAGCATATACTACCCAAGTTAGATTCAATCTAGGATCATAGTAGAAGTTCTTGATTCTAATCTGAGAAGCAGAAGTAATTCCAATATCAGTGTTAGAAAGAGTAACACCACTGTTAAAGTCTCTGAAGGAGATCTTAACAACGTTAGTACCATCAAACTCAATGTTATCAATCTGATTATCTGCAATCTGAGAGAAGTAGTTAGATAAGACCCATGCAATAGATCCATTCTTACCAATCTCAGATCCTTTGAATAGAACATCGCCAGGAGCAGCAAGAACACCACCATAAGTAACAAATTGAGATGCATCAATTCTAGAACCACCAGAAGCAATTAATGGAGATTGATTAGGAGTAATGTTCGATGCAACACCGCTAATGGTGTGAGTCTGGAACATGTAACTCTGACCATTTCCTCTAGCATTGAACTGGAAGATAGCAGAACGAATTCTGTTCTTGCTTAGTCTGATGTCACCTTCAGTTGGAGGAGCAAATGCAGTTCTGTCTAGACCTTCATCTTGTTGTAACTGAGTTACAGGATCAACAGAAGATACGTTAGAACGAATGATTAATGCATGTCTTGCCTGTGTTAGATCAGAATCTTGAACAGCGATAGTAATTGGTGATTCAAATGTGTTGACTAGCTGTCCGTCACCACCAACAACTGTAATATTCTGGTTGAATGTTACAGGTGTATCGAAGGTAGTAACTAGACCACCAATTGTGTCATCCTCATCTCCATCATCTGCTAATGTAGCAGTGTCTATAAATGTCTCTTCACCAGTGATAGCATTAATTCTTCTGTTACCAATGTATAGATCACCTTGTGAGTTAATACCTGTATAGAATACGATACCACCATCTTGTTTCTTAGACTGTGCGTAGAAGTCTTCTTCAGGTGTTAGTACAACTTCCTGTCTAGCTGGTAGACCAGTTGAGTAGTTACCTGGACCAAAACCAAGATATTCAAACGTATGGTTACCAGCACGAGCGATAGATGGTCGTCTAAGTTCAACATAATATCTCTGATCAGATAGAACTGTGCTATCACCAGAAATTGGAATCCTGCGATCTTCAGAACCAGAAGTTGCATTACCACTTTGTGCTTGAATTGCATTGACACCAGTGTAGGTGTTAAGCAAGAATGCAGGTTGTTCTGTAAGGTCTGCAACCATCTCTCTGGTTGTAGAGTTCTTAAAGTCGTTAACTGTGACAAGACCATGTACATAGTTGTCAGCAGCAGAGTATACCTGTGGTGGGTCAATTAATGCAGCATATAGATCTTTTTCTTCTTGTGAAGTACCAGACTTCTTAAACCAAAGAGGATCGTTTCTATAGTTAAGAGGATATAGCTTACTGACTGGTTGAGAGAACTTAAACTTCTTGAAGTTGTTAGTTACACCAGCACCAGTTGGGAATGGTGAAACGTTACCACGGAGAGCAGTTAGATAGTAGATACCATCTTGCTGTCCAGAAATTCTCTTTTGTAGAGTGTCATATCCGAAGATATAGAATGTATCTTCGATAACTCCTGCATCTTCAACACTATCAACATAGTATTCAACACCAGCGTCATCTTGAATTCTGTCGCCAGGTGTGATAGTATAAACGTTAGCGCCGTTTTGCTTGTAGAAAAACTGGGGATTATTTTTTCTGATTTGAGTTTTTAGAGGAAGCGATTTGCCCATGTCCTGATCCTCAAGCATGTCAGCAAAGACAGTTCCTTGAGTAAATCTTGTATTGGCATATTCACTGTACTCTAAATCACCACTGCGAACGTTCTTGATGATTAAGTAATGTTCACCATTTACAGTATAATATGCATGAACGTTAGCTAAACCAGAAGAATTACCAGTAAAACTAATAGCATTAGGAGATCCAGAAGTATTATCTACCTTACTAGTTACGAAGTTACCACCTTGAGGAGCAGTAATCTTAATTGTAGTAAATGTCTCGTTCCTTAATCCAGGGAAGTTTCTAGTATCAACAGCATGATCATATAGATTTAACTCAAGATACTTGATAGAAGGATCTAAAACATCTTCTACATAACGACCAGATTGAATAGTTGCTTGAATACCAGAGGTGAATCTTGCAAATGCTCTGTACTCAATGCCTGCACCTGTTTGATCCTTTTTAAATGGATCATACTGTGCATCTAAATTAAGACTATTAGTATTGAAATCAGCAGAATCGTATCCAATATATTCACCAGCTTGTACTGGGTTTTCAAAACGAGCACCATATACTGTACCTACAACTGGTTTTAATACAATCTTCTGAGGTACTAACTTACGTGTGTCATCAGTTCTTGTCTTAACAACAAATCCATTAATAGGATCTCTTGCATTCTCAAGATACTTAGGAATGACCATACGTAATTTGTATGTTCTATCATCCTTGTCACGATTATCCTCTAGACGTTGATACCACATATCAGTGGATCTCTGCCTATCAGCGTAATCAGACTGAGAAATTCTCCAGAAGATATTATCTGTAGGATCACCACTACCAGTTACCTCATCCTTACACTGGATGTACCACTTACCATTAGTTGCAGTAGCATCAGTGAAACCAGGATCGAAGCGCATTGGCGAACGACTCTTGTTAGCATAAACATTAAACTCAAGACCAGATTGACCAGATGCAAATGTAATTGGATTTACATTGTTAATTGCATCAGCATGTGTCTTGTGTAATGTAAGTGTCTTATTGTTCTGATAACGAGTGAAGAACTCAATGTTAGGATTGATTCTACCGATAGCAGAGTTCTGTGAATCAGTTACTGCAACCTGAGGATCGTTAACATAGGTCTGTGAGATTAGAGGTAGAACACCACCCTCAACAGCTCTGATGAATGCTTTCTGAGGTGTAGTACCAGCATTAGGAGCATCAAAGATGTGAGATACATCTGTTTGAATACCAGCGTTAACTGATGTACTTAGTACACCAGTATAATTGTGTAGATCATACTTGTCATCTAAGACAAACTGATAGAGATCGATCTCAACATCCTTATCAATTGCATCAGTTTCAGATGCATAAATGTAAATACCAGATGCTGCGTTCTCTCTAGAGGTTGCAAGCATCAATCTAGTTTGATCACTACCATCGAAGAATGATGTACCACCGTAATTCTCTGGTTGTGTTACTCTACCTGGTGCAATGACATAGTATGTTCTGTTAGTATCAAAACCATTAGGTAGTCTAACAAGACGCTTATCAACATCAACATACTTACCAGTTACTTGATCGAAACGTGGACGTGGAACTAATCTAACTGCTGTACCAGTTTCAAAGTCATGTGGGTTAGAAGGACCACTACCAGAAACGTCAATCGTAAATACTGTAGCTCTAGATGCAAGAAGTGCAGTGTTAACTGTCTGCTCTTGTCTAGTAACTGTGCCAAGACCACTATTAATAATAGTAGTGATGTTACCGACTAATGTTTCAATAGCATTAGCAGTACCAGAACACTCTCTATTTGTTGAAGAAACTGTGGTGTCTTGAATGACCTCTTCACCAGTTCCTGCAGGACCGACAATCTTAGTTGTGGGTAATGTATCCGCCCAAATACCACTTTCATATACAAAGTATAGTTCAGTTGTAGTGCTAGTCTGTAAGGCGTTGACTGTGTTGCCTTCAGTTAGTCTAGAACCATTAACACCAAGTTCAATTTGTGTATTACTTACAATGTTCTTGACATATGTACCAGCAGGGATATTAGATACTAGTTGAGTTGCTCCACTTTGTAGCAATCCATTGACATATGCTGGTGCAGTTGGATCAGTGTCATCATATTCCTTGACACTCATACCAATAATGATGCCACGAGTATCGTTAACATCAACGATTGCAGAACCAGTAGTTGTAGAACAGTTGAATGCGAGAACATCGAAGTTTCTCATGGCAGCAGTTGCCATCTCTCCAACATAGTTCCATGCATCTAGAGTTTCAGTCTTCTCACCGTCAATATACTCTAGGTTGTTACCAACATAGTATGCCTCACCAGCTTGGATACTGTTAATGTTACCACCAAGTCGTAAGTCATTAACAACAGCATCAACGATGTAAGTAACATCACGGAAACACTTGGATGCTTCGTTATTGATTGTGAAGTCTCCAGTGTTAAGAGGAGGTAAACCAGCAAGTGTACCACCAACGATTGCATCTTGTAGAATATCAAAGAGAACTTCGATAGAACTACGAACGTTTGCACAATCCCACTCACCATTGTTTAGAGGTGGTAAGTTGTTAAGGTTACCATCATTAAGGGAGTTACATGTAATATCAATCAGTGCGTTAACAGTAGCTAGAACATCAGAACAGTTACCATCTGCATATGCAGCAGGTCTATACTTACCAGATGCTCTAGGATAAGAATGTGTCATAACATTCTGATC